TTGAAAGCTTGTTTTGCTTTTTCGTTACTATAACCATAATAACGTTTTACATAATCAAGGTCTTTGACCATATCCTTACGAAGCCAAGGAGAGAATCTCTTCTTAGTTCTGAGGGTATTTATATAAAAGTCGTATTGCATTCTCTTTGGTAAGAAATTATACCTATTCATTTCATTCGCAAAAAGAATAGCATCCAAGTGTCCTGAGAAACAACGATTGATTATGTATGGTGGATAATCTTTCTCTATAGAGGGGTCTTCATCTATTAAATTTTTCTTTGTTTGGTTGATTGAATTCAACCAGTCTTTCAGTTCCATCTTCATTATCAAAGTAATTTTCACAAGAGCAAACAAGATTACGATCTCCGTAAACATTGTCAATTCGTGATATCGCTGGCCAAAACTTATTTGTTTGATTGGCAGGATATGCTGCTTCATCACGACTATAATTATACACCCATTCGTCTGAACTTACAACCTTTGCAGTATGAGGTGCGTTTTTCAAGATATCTTTATTTTTATCAATCTCTCTTCGTATACTTACCATTGCTGAACCAAATCTTTCAAGTTCATATAAAGACTCACTTTCAGTTGGTTCAACCATTACTGTACCTGTAACTGGCCAAGATAATGTCGGTGCGTGAAAACCATAATCCATTAATCTCTTTGCCACATCTTCAGCACTAATACCATCAAAGTGTCTTACATCAAATATACATTCGTGTGCCACTCTTCCATTGTTGCCTTTGTATAATACTTTGAAGAATGGTTCAATACGATGAACTAACCAGTTTGCAGTAAGTAAAGATATTTCACTTGCCTTTCTTAATCCATCAGCACCCATCATTCTTATATACATCCAACTGATTGGAAGTATAGATGCACTACCTTGAATTGCTGCTGATACTCGATGATTCATAAAAGGAACAAGATGTTCTGCAACACCGATAGGACCGACACCAGGACCACCACCACCGTGAGGAATACAAAATGTTTTGTGTAAATTCATATGGCATACATCAATTCCATATTCACAAGGTTTTGCTAATCCGACTTGTGCATTTAAATTTGCACCATCAAGATATACCTGTCCACCATTTTCGTGCACGATTCTACAGATGTCTTTAATAGTTGGTTCAAATACACCGTGAGTTGATGGGTATGTAATCATAATACAAGACAACTCAAATGTATTCATTATTGCTTGCTTTTCTAAATCTTTTAAATCTATATTACCTTCATCATCACACTTCACAGGAACAATCTTCATACCTGCCATCACTGCTGATGCAGGATTAGTTCCGTGTGCACTTGTAGGTATCAAACATACATTTCTTTTAGTATCACCATTACTTCGATGATATTCTTGTATTGCTAATAGTCCTGCATACTCTCCTTGAGAACCTGCATTTGGTTGTAATGATACTTCAGCAAATCCAGTAATGTCACATAACCATTCTTGTAAATCAAACATAATTCTTTGATATCCAAGTGTTTGATGATCAGGTGCAAATGGATGCATATTTGCAAACTCATTCCAACTAACTGGCATCAACTCTGATGCTGCATTAAGTTTCATTGTGCAACTTCCAAGTGGCATCATACCATTTACAAGTGAAAAATCTTTAGATACTAACTCATTGATGTATCTCATCATATCAGTTTCACTATGATAACGATTGAAAACATCTTGTCTTAACCAAGGTTTTGTTCTCTCTGGTATGTTTTTCCACTTATATCTACCAACAGATTCAACAATATGATCGATAGTATCGTATTTGTTAACCAAATCTTGTTGTGAATTTAACAATTCTTTGATTTCATCAAGAGTTGTAAGTTCATCTAAAGTAATAATGGTATGGTCATCTTCGTATCGAACATTATATCCTTCAACCGCAAGAAAACTTTTAAATCTCACTGTATCAAATCCTTCTGTTTTATCAACTTGAATACCCAACCAAGACAATCCTGTCAATAATACTTCTCTGTAAATTAATATTCGAGTTGCAATTCTTTTGAGTCCTTCTGCTCCGTGATATGCAGCATAAAATCCTGCCATATTTGCAAGTAAAGCTTGTGCTGTACAAATGTTAGATGTTGCCTTATCTCGTCTTATATGCTGTTCTCTAGTCTGTAATGCTAGTCGTAGTGCTTTGTTACCTTGAGCATCTACAGACTGTCCTACTATCCTACCAGGTATTTTTCTTTTATATTTGTCTGTTGTTGCAAAGAATGCTGCGTGTGGTCCGCCAAATCCCATTGGTACACCAAATCTTTGCATACTACCTACTGCAATATCAAATCCCATCTCTCCGACAGGTTGCATTAATACCTGTGCCATTGGATCAACAATAGCAATCTTCATACATTTACAAACTTCAGCTAATCTTAATAATCCACTTCGATGTCTTAAATTACCATGACTATTTGGTAGTTGTACAATAACTCCAAAAGCATCAGTAAAAAAAGCGATTGGTATAGATGCATCAAAATCAATCTTAATTATATTGATACCTAATGGTCTTGCTCTCGTCTGTAATACTTCTAGTGTTTGTGGGAATAATTTATCATCAACTATAAAATCTTTTTTCTTACTTTGACTATGTGCAAGTAACATTGCCTCTGCAGCTGCAGTTCCTTCATCTAACAACGATGCATTTGCAACTGGTAATCCAGTCAGTTCTGTGATAAGAGTTTGATAATTAAATAATGCTTCTAATCTACCCTGTGATATCTCTGCCTGATAAGGAGTATAAGATGTATACCAAGCAGGATTCTCAAATACATTTCTTTGTATCACTGGTGGTGTAATAGTTCCATAATATCCTTGACCAATCAAACTTCTTTTAACAATATTATGTGATGCAATATCTTTTAATTCTGTAAGTGCCTGTTGCTCACTACAACCCTCTGGTAATTTACTATCACCACGAAGTAAGATTGAATCAGGAACGATTTCTCTTACCAATTCATCAATGGTAGATAGACCTAAATCAGCAAGCATTTTTCTTTGCTCTGATTCTGAAGGTCCGATATGACGTTGAATAAATTCTGACATACTATCCGCTAATCATTTCCTCATCCATAGTTTTATTACGAATGATAATTGTATTACTATCATAGACAGGATAAAATTAGATGATGTCTTCGTTATCCCAACACATCTCTTCGTAGAGCATATTAAGTTTCTTCATGTCCTGATACATATCAGATGGTCTATCGTCCATTAAAAAACTCCTATATTATAATTGAAGAGAAGTAACTCTTTTCTTATTTTTTGATTTCTCATATACTCTCCGACTGAACGCATAGTATATGTTAAATCAAATTCAGCACAATTCCAATCTTTGAATCTATCTTTGACTAATTGGTCTGAATTGTAACTTATAAGCATTTCAGAATTATATATTTCACAAGCTTTTGCAAAATTATCGTGGTCAAACTTTTTATGCATTGAACCCTTTCTACCATACAAATTATCCTTGATATCGTATGGTGGATCAAGATATACAAATGTTTTTTCTTTATCTCCTAACAAAACTTTATAATCAACATTCGTGATATACCAATTTCTAATTAACTTGCTGTAAACTGGTAACTTATCAATACCCCTCATTGAGAAGTTTGCATCACTAGCTTGTTCTGAAAATGATGAAGATTCAGTAAGACCACTAAAAGAACATTTGTTTATGATATAAAAACAAACAGCACGGTCTTTATCTGATACATCTAAATCATATAATTTTTCTTTTGCATCCTCAAATAATCCTCTCGCAGAACCACGATCAGGAAATCTTGATTTTAGTTGTTGAAGTTCCGTATGAACATAGTCACCATTGACCTGTAACTGTAACCAAAAATTGTATAATGGTTCATACAAATCATTAACAACTATTTTTAATTTTGGATATTTCTTTGTAATATATAACGCTACACTCCCACCACCTATAAATGGTTCGTAGTATACATCATAATTTCTAAGGTCTGGAAAGAACTGTTCCATTTTTTTACAAGCACGAGACTTGCCACCAGGATAACGAAGTGGTGTTTTAAAAGATTTGAGAGACATTAATCAATTGATTCCCAAATAATATAATCATCTGGATCTGTCATTGGCATATAGGGTGATCTATTTCTACCTCTGTTTAATTCATCCCATTCCATTTTAATTTCAATTAATTCAGTGAGGTCTTTTACAGAGCTAGACATAGATTGATAACCTGCACCAACAAAAATTTGTCCTGCCATTACTGCAAAAGTGCAAGCACCCCAGAACAAGTAATATTGATACGATTTGATTTGTGCTTTAGTTTTAGCGAAGGTTGATTTAGTCATTACAAAATTAATTTTTTAGTAGGAGTTGATATCTTACCGAACATAGATTTATATTGTTCGATAATTTCTTCTTGAGGGTCTCCAATGTAAACTACGTATTTTTTAGTAATTTCAATTTTATCCTTTTGAAGTAGAGGAGACCAAGGAGCAAATGCAATATTTCCTTGTTGTGGTGACGGTACTGCCACAATAGGGTCTGTAATTACTACTGAATCTGTAGACTCTTCAACGATGTCTGCAATGACATCTTCACCAGACCACATACGAATTAATTTAACGGTCATTTTTAATTAATAATAATTTTATTATAGCACACTTGAGTGTAAAGTCAATTATTCAAAAGGTAAATGTGGTCTATTAAACTTTATTCTAAATTTCCTTAAAAATAATATTTTAGAATTAAAGCTTGAAGGATTTGAAGGTCCCAAAGATCTTTTGTTATCACTAGTGAAAGATCAAAAAGTTGATATTTTAAAAATTAAAATTTTGCCTCTTGCAGAACAATATTTAGAATTTTTGAAAAAAATAATTAAAAATGATATAGAGATTGCTGCAGAATATTTAGTTGTTGGTTCAATTTTAGCATTTATAAAATCAAGAGAACTCCTACCTAAGGATGAAAATGAAAATGAAGAAATAGATGATTTATCTGAAAAACTTAAATTTCAAATTTTAAAATTAGCTGAATTTCAAAAATTATCAAAAAATTTACTTTTGAGAAAACAACTAGGAATTGATTTTTTTAAAAGAGGTGAGTACGAAATTTTTAGTAAAAAAATCAAATATAAATATGAGTTATCTCTTTATGATTTAACAAAAAGTTATGCTAAAGCCATAAGCCATGAAGATAATTCTAAAATGACCATTGCATATAGTAAATTATTTACGGTAGAAAGAGCTTTAACAAATTTAAAAAATTCTCTTTCTTTTTTTAAAGACTGGAATTATTTATTTACCTTTCTACCAAAAGATATAAAAGATATTCTAGAAATGAAATCTGCGTACGCTTCACATTTTGTGGCATCTTTAGAATTGGCAAAAGAAGGTCATGTATCTCTTAAACAAAATTCTAAGATAAATGATTTACAAATGATTAAAAATGATTAACTGTGTTTAGAAATGAATAATAATACTAAATTAGATCATAATCTTAAATTAAAGTTGTTAGAGGCATTCATTTTTGCATCTCCTGAACCTGTGAAATTCAATTTACTTAAACAGTTTGAAGATAATGAAGATAATTTAATTAAGTTACTTGATGAATTGGAGTTAAAATTTCAAGATTTTGGATTTAATCTCATAAATATAAATAATACATATTGTTTTAGAACTTCAGAAGAGGTCTCTAGCCTTCTAAATATTGAACAAGAAGCTTCAAAGCAACTTTCTAGGGCAGCAACTGAAACCTTAGGTATAATTGCATACCATCAACCTATAACTCGTTCTCAAATCGAAGAGATTAGAGGGGTGAGTTTAAGTAAGGGAACATTAGATATTCTTTTTGAAATTGGATGGGTAAAACCAGGTAAGCGTTTAGAACTGCCTGGAAGACCATCAACTTGGGAGACAACAAATAAATTTTTAGATCATTTTGGATTATCTAATGTTAATCAATTACCAGGTTTAGATGAATTAAAAGAAGCAGGATTATTAAATTTTGATAATAAAGTTTTCAAAGATCCATCTGAATTAACTAGTTTAAATAACAATGATTAAAATCAATAATGTCAATCATTTTTTTAAGAAAAAACAAATA